GGTGGTAATGGCTACATCAGGCACAGTTTCTACTACCATTTGGAAAGTTTATATATTAACTAACATTGTTAATGGTAAACAATATATTGGGATTACTAATTCTTTAGCAAAACGATGGAATAAACATAAAAATGCTAAAGGTGGGAATACTGCACTTTATTCTGCTATAAAAAAATATGGGATAGAAAATTTTATTTTTACTCATTTTGCTGATGCTTTTGATGTTGAATGTGCAAAAAAAATTGAAATTATGTTAATTAAAGAACATAACACTAAATCCCCTAATGGATATAATTTGACCGAAGGTGGGGATGGGGTAAATTTACCATCTGATGAAGCAAGAAAAAGAATGTCTTTATCTCACAAAGGAAAAAAACAATCAGAAGAAACCAAACAAAAGCGTAGTGAATCTTTAAAAAAAGCATATGCAGAGGGAAGGCACAAAGGTTCAAAAGGAAAATCTTGGAATCTTACAGAAGAAACTAAAGAAAAAATAATGTTGTCAAAATTGGGCGATAAAAATCCAATGTTTGGAAAAAAACATTCCGAAGAATTTATTAAAAAAAGATGTGAAAAAAAAATTGGCGTTAAAGACACAGAAGAAGTTAAAGCAAATAAAAAACAAGCACAACTTTTGCGAAGAGAACTAGAAAAAGCAAAATTAGCAGGAGCAATACAATGAGTACTTCAGGAACTGTAAGCACTACTGTAATTACTGTGCAATCAATGATAGATTCAGGAGCAAGAAGGGCAGGAAAACTTGCTGAGGAGTTAACTTCTGAGCAAATCCAAATGTCAAAACAATGTTTGTATTATGTTTTGTCAAACCTAGTCAATCTTGGTATTCATTATTGGTGTATTGAAAAGAACATCATTGGGATGATTCCTGATAAGTACGAGTACGCTTTGCCTGTTGGTGTGAATGATGTTTTAAACAGCAACTATCGAACCATTACCAACAACACAACAGGGGGATACTCCTCTTCAGGTGTTTCTGCCTATGCTTTTGATGGAGTTTATACAAATATTTGTCAATTAACCACGAATACAGGAAATATTGGTGTGTCTTTGTCAGGTGGCGTGTACATAACAACCGTCGGAATCCTACCTGCAATATCAGGTTCTGTGACACTAAACCTTCAGTATTCATTGGATAACAGCACTTGGGTTACTTTGCAGACACAAAGCCCTACCTTGGTTGCTAGACAATGGGTATATTACGACCTTGACCCATCAAATACTGCTAAGTTTTGGCGTATTCAACAAACTGCAGGGGTTAATTTAGGTGTTTACCAAGTAACTTTTGGTTCAAACCCTACCGAAATTCCCTTGTATCGCATGAATCGTGATGACTATACAAACTTGCCAAACAAGAACTTTTTAAATGATTACCCATTTCAATTTTGGTTGAATCGCACTATTCCACAACCAATTATGACGCTTTGGGCTACACCTCAAATTTATAGCCCACAAGTTGTGGCATGGTGTTCAAGATATGTACAAGATGTAGGTGCGTTGTCAGGTTCAATTGAAGTCCCCCAAAGGTGGTATCTAGCTATTCAAAATATGTTGGCACATCAAATGGCGATGGAGTTGCCACAGGTTGACCCTACTCGTATTGCATACCTTGAACAACAGGCTGAAAAGTATTGGATGATGGCTGAACAAGAAGAACGAGATAAGTCACCGATTTATTTAGCACCGAATATTTCTCCATATACAAGGTAGGTATAATTAATTATGCATACAAATGTTTATTGGATAAGACAAACTAACCATACCGATATGTTTAGTCAGGGGTATATTGGAGTGTCAAAACACATTAAATCAAGATTTGTTGCTCATGCAAAAAAAACAAAAAATGCTCATTTAAAAAATGCAATTGAAAAATACGGATGGAATAATTTAGTTAAAGAAACAATTCTTATTGCTGACGATGGTTACTGTTACGATATTGAAAAAAAATTAAGACCAAATGAAAATATTGGTTGGAATATTAATAGTGGTGGAGTAAAGCCACCAAGAGTTAAAAATCGTGGGGAAGATTATATTAGCCCACTAAAAGGTAAACCACGCCCAACCCCTTGGTTAAAAGGGTTAAAGAAACCGATGTCTAAGAGTTTTTTTGTAAATGGTGGTAAAGCAGGTAAGGGTCGTAAACAAACACCTGAACAAATTGCAAAGCGTGTTGCATCACGAAAAGCAACCTTGGAAGCACAAGGAAGGACTCATTAATTATGCCTAAATGGCTAAATACTCGTGGTGGAAGCGTTCTTACGATTGCTATCTGTGATAGGTGTAAGAACAAGAGGGCTTATGATGATATTCAACAAGATGGAAATATTCCTGGGTTACGAGTATGCAAATTTGGTTGTTCAGATGTAAAAGACCCTTATCGATTACCGATGCGACAGCCTGAAAAGATATCAGTAAGATTTCCAAGACCTGATGCTGATGTGGCACAAGCACATAATAATATTATTGCCGAGCCACAGGGTGATAACCCATTAGCAACGGAATCAGGAAACACTCCGACTAACGGAAATTTAAACGAATTGAGTCCATAAATGGTTTATAATAGATTAACAATTTTAAGGGTACGATATGGCTGATATAAGAATATCTGAGTTACCTGATGCACCGAATACAATTTCAGGTGCAGAATTTGTTCCCATCGTACAAAACGGTCAAACTGTTAAAACTACTGTTGCAAGTGTAGTCAATAGCCCTGTACTCACACAATCCTTTGTTACTGTAAACAACGAACCATCTTTGCCCAACGAAAGAAGAATTGGTGGTGGTTTAGGCATCGGTACAACCGATACAGGCACACAATTATTGATTGCCCTTAACGCAGTATCAGCTAGTTTAGAAAACGCTTCTAATGGACTGATTGTAAAGAATTCAAGCACTACTGTTACTAATCGAAGTATCAATGTATCAGGCAATGGATTATCGGTTACCAACGGAAGTGGTGTAGGTGGAAACCCTACCATTGCTTTAACAGGATTACCTTCATCACTTGCAGGTATTAGTGGCACAGGATTGTTATCTACTGATGGCACAAATGTAAATACAACCCTTGTTAGTGGCACGACCAATCAAATCAATGTAGTCAATGGCACAACTGCTCCTGTAATTAGCATTGCTAGTAACCCTGTAATTAGTGGCACAGGTTCAATGACCATTCCGAGTGGCACAACTGCACAAAGGTTGGGTACTGCAGGGGCAATTCGATACAATACAGATACAGGTGTTTTTGAAGTTTATGCAAGTGGTGGATGGGGTGCATTACCAACAGGTGGTGTGCTTAGTTCATTTAGTGCAGGTTCAACAGGCTTTACACCTTCTACAGCATCAACAGGTGCAGTAACCCTAGCAGGTACTTTAAACCCATCTAATGGGGGTACAGGGGCTACAACACTAACAGGTTATGTGTATGGTAACGGTACAGGCACAATGACTGCTAGTACCACGATTCCCAATGTAGGATTAGCTAATAGTTCCATCACGCTAGGAACAACCAATATTGCCCTTGGTGCTACGGTAAATACTTTAGCAAACATGGCTACGATTAATGTTGTAACCTTAAATGCAACAACAGTAAATGGTGCAGTAGTTGGTTCAGGTGCAGGATTAACCAATATCCCTAATAGTGCATTAGTAAATAGTTCCGTTACGATTGGTAGTACAAACATACCACTAGGTGGCACTACAGGTACTATTGCAGGATTAGTATCATTAAACGCAACTACTGTAACAGGCACAAACTTGGTGGGTAGTTTAGCAAGTTCAACAGGCTTACCCTTAACAACAGGGGTAACAGGCATATTACCGATTGCCAATGGNGGTACAAACTCATCAGCAACACCAACAGCAGGTGGTGTGGGTTATGGCACAGGAACTGCATACGCTTTTTCTACGGTAGGTACAGCAGGTAACTTCTTGCAATCCAATGGTGCAGGAGCTCCTGTATGGTCAGCAATTAGCACATCAGCATCAACGATTGGTATCTCTACAAACTCGACAAATGCCACTTACTACCCTACTTATTTTACTGCTCAAACAGGTACTGCAACTACTGAGTACACCAATCCAAACTACACATTTAATCCATCAACAGGTGCATTAAGTGTTACATCTTTTATCGAAAATGGCTACAACATTGTTAGTCAAAAAGATGTGGGAACTGGTGCGAATCAAATTCCTTTGAATCAATACTTAGGCACAATGGCCTATCAAGATGCTAAAGCAGTTCAGATTGGTGGTGGCTCAACTACAAACTTAGTTGGCACGAGTGGTTATCAGATTCAACCAACTATTACTGCATTAACTGCTACAACAACGCTTACAATTGCTCAATTGCTTACTTACATTGTGCAAGTAACCTCTGCTAGTGCGGTGGCTTTAACTTTACCCACAGGCACACTAACAGACGCTGGAGTGTTAAATGGTCTTAGCGTGGTCAATAACTCATTCTTGTGGATTGTCATCAATACAGGCTCATCAAGTGGTGCAATCACAATGACTGCTGGAACAGGGCATACTTATGTCGGTAATGCCACAGTCGCAATCAACACCTCAGCACAGTTCCAGACCGTTAAAACTGCTACTAACACATTTGTTACTTATCGAATCGCATGATATACATTCTCTCCCTAACCTTTTTTATTCTCCAATTACTTGATTGGTATACCACTCGCACTATCTTAAAACAAGGTGGCTATGAGCAAAATCCTGTCATGGCATTTGTCTTTAAATATGTCAATGTTGATGTGGCTTTAGCAATCAAGTCGGCTCTGTTGGGCGTTTTAGGCTATTACATTGGGCTTGAATATCCTCTTTTATTAGTTGTTTTAATCATTGTTTATATTGCAGTCGTATTTCATAATTGGAAGTCTTTATGGCGATAAATACTAATTTCTATGTATATGAACACATCAGAAAAGATACTGGTGCGATTTTCTATGTTGGTAAAGGACATGGCAATAGAGCAAACCATCCATATAAAAGAAATGCGTATTGGAAAAATGTAGTAAATAAAGCAAATGGCTTTACTGTAAATTATGTTGCAAAAGATATTGATGAAGAATTATCTTTGCTTTGCGAAATGGAAAGAATTAATCAATTAAAAAAATTAGGATATAAATTAACCAATGCAACAAATGGTGGTGATGGGATTAGTGGGTATCGCCATACAAAGGAATCCAAAGAAAAAATAGGGCAGTATGTTGCTACAAGAATTGGTGCAAATAATCCTAATTATGGTAAAAAACAATCGGTTGAAACAATTGCTAAAAGAGTAGCAAAAATGACAGGTGAATTACATCCTTTTTACGGAAAATCACATACGGAAGAAACAAAGAAAAAAATATCTGAAAATCGTAAAGGTAAAAATGTAGGTGCAGACAATCCGTCTTTTGGAAAAAAACATACAGATGAAACAAAAAGAAAAATATCAGAAGCTGGCAAGGGAAGAAAAGCAAGTGATGAAACTAAAGCAAAATTAAGTGCGTCTTTAAAAATTGCGTTAAACAGACCAGAAGTAAAAGAAAAACAAAGATTAAATCATTTAGGCAAAGTTAATTCGCCTGAAACACGCAAAAAAATATCTGAAGCAAAAATAGGTTTTAGATATACTGAAGAAAGCAAAAAGAAAATGAGTGAATCAAGAAAGCGTTATTTTGTTAGATTGAAGGAGCAACAACAATGTCAATAACTGCTAACTTTCCCGCTATAAAACCATCAATTTTACTTGATTTTGCTAACAGTCAACAACTTGATCCTCGTGTTACTTTTTCTAGGTCAACGACTGCACCATATTATGATGGTAAAACGAGTGTATTGGCAGAGCAAAATTTACTTACTTATTCGCAAACATTTACTAATGGGATTTGGCAAACTAATTCAACTATTACAGGAAACACTACAACTGCACCTGACGGAACAACAACAGCATCAACTTTTTTAACTCCAGCAGGTGTAGCAGTTAATCCTTACATTGGTGAGTATACACCTGTAACAAATGCTATTACATATACTTTTAGTGCATCTTTAAAATATTTAACCAATCAATATGCATATTTAAAAATTTATGGCAATTCAGGAGTAGGTTCATGGGGTGCTGTAGTAGTAGATTTAATTGGTGGAACAATAACATCAACTCAAAATGGTAGTTCTGCAACTGTTAACGCAACCTCTATTGTTGCTCAAGCAAATGGATTTTACAGAGTAAGTATTACCGTCACTCAAAGTGGTGGTTCATCAACAACTGGGGGTGGCGGTTTTATTCAATTATCTAACACAGGAACTCCTAGTATTGGACCTTATGGAAACTACACTTGGACTGCTGTTGGAACAGAATCAATTTACATTTGGGGTGCTCAGTTAGAACAACGCACATCCGTAACTGCCTACAACGCTACAACTACCACAGCAATAACGAACTACATCCCTCAACTACTAACAGCACCAATTAACGCACCTAGATTTGATTTTAATCCTACAACAGGGGAAAGTTTAGGTTTATTGATTGAGCAGAGTAGTACGAATTTACTGACTTATTCACAACTATTTAGCGATTCAACTTGGGTTAAAATAAGAAGTTCAATAACACAAACTGCTGGTATAGCACCTGATGGTACACAGACTGCACAATTATTAATAGAAGATACAACTGTAACCAATAGTCATGGGTGCGGTAATTATGGCTCACAAACTATTACATCAGGACAACAATACACATGGTCGGTAGAAGCAAAAGCGTGGACTAGAAATTATATAACTTTGTCAGGTGATATTGGAAATGGATGGTTAGGCAATGGAGTTCAATTTTCTTTAATTGATGGAACTGTTCAAAAAAATTCAAGTGCATTGGTAACAACTTCTACCAATTTAGGCAATGGATGGTGGCGTTTTTCAATAACTGCAACAGCTAGTGCTTCAGGAAATGCTAAGCCAGGAGTTTATATTGGTTCTGTGCCTGCGACAGGTGCTTCAAATGGTGTAGATTCTTACACAGGTAATGGCTATTCAGGCATCTACATTTGGGGAGCACAACTAGAAGCCCTCGCATTTCCTACCTCGTATATAGCCACTACTTCAGCACAAGTAACAAGGGCTGCGGATGTAGCACAAATGACAGGAACGAATTTCTCTAGTTGGTTTAATGCAAGTCAAGGCACTTTATATAGTGAATTTAGTTCATCATCTTCAAATTCTACTGCAATAGATATTAATAGTGGTTCAACAAGTAACTTTATTAGATTATCTCAAGCGGGGAATGGGTATTTTAGAGTTTTTGCAAGTGGATCTCAAGTAGTATCTTTAACTCCATCGGGCGGGACATGGGCTACTGGAGCAAAAGAAGCGGGTAGCTATGCGGTAAATAGTTACGCAGCAGTTGTTAATGGTGGAACTGTTGTAACTGCAAGTGCAATATTACCTTCATCGTTATCACAAATGAATATTGGAGGGGATAGTTCTGGTTTGTATTTAAATGGTCGCATTAAAAAGATTTCATATTACCCAACCGCATTAACCAACGCTCAAATTCAGGCACTCACGACATAATTATGCAAGATATTTACTTATCCTTTACAGACGAAGCCGAATCCTTACCGATTCTTTATACCATTGTGCCAACAGAATATGAACTCGATGAAAATGGCAACCCAACAGAGGTTGTTAAAACTGAATCATACATGACACCAAACTATCAGAACATCTCGGTTATTGGAACAGTCTATCAGCGACCACCAATTCCAACACCTGAGGATTATGTGCCAATTCCTTATCCACCACCTAACTATGGGGTTAATATTCGGTTATTGGATGATGAGGATATTGAACCATTAAAGCCATATATTGTTTATCTAACAGATCCTATTAGGGTGTGGGCATGATTTCATATACTTGGAAGATTTTAAATTTATATACTAAAGGCGAGTTAATTACTGGCATAAAGTATCTTTGCACAGGATTTAATGGGAAAATGAGCATAGATTCTGAAGGAACAATGTTCTTTACTGATCCAGAAATGGGTATTCCTTTAGAAGATGTAACAGAGCTAAACTGCATTGATTGGCTTGAAAAAGAAACAGAACGAGATGGTCAAAGCCATGTAAAGAGTGGAATCGAAAGACAGTTTGAGGCTTTAGAACACAAAGAAACAGGACTTCCTTGGAAGCCTAATATTTTTAGGATAAAGATATGACACAGCCAATTGACATTATCAGCAGAGCATTAAAGGACATTGGTGCTTTGGCTGCCGGAGAAACTCCTGCTCCTGAAGATGCACAAGATGCCTTTGATATGCTCAATGATATGTTAGATCAATGGTCTAATGAATCCATGATGATTTACTATAAGACTGAAATTATCTTTCCAGTAACACCAGGGCAAACGCAATACACAATTGGACCAGGTGGGCAGATTGGTGCAGTCTTTACAGGCTCAATCTCTGGCACAACCTTAACCATTACTGCAATTCAGAGTGGTGCAATTGCTCTAGGCCAAACCTTATCAGGTTTAGGCATCAGTAATGGCACAACTATCGTAGGCTTTGGTACTGGTGCTGGTGGCAATATTAATGAAGCAGGCACATATACAGTTAATATTAGTCAAACTGCATCTTCTACAACAATCAATTCTTATTACCAAAGACCATTAGTAATTGATACTGCATTTGTTCGAGTCAATACAAACAGTAATGGTCAGCCAATATTAAATGGTGGCTTAGATTACCCTTGTGCAGTATTGAGCGTTGAAAATTATGAAATGATTGGTTTAAAGACTTTATCTGGTCCTTGGCCTAAAGCAATCTATTATCAGCCAACAGAAACACTCGGTAATATCTTTGTGTGGCCTAATCCATCACAGGGTGAAATGCACTTATTCGCGAATACTATTCTAGCAAGATTCGTTAATCAGAATGATGTAATCAATTTACCTCAAGGCTACAATATGTGCCTAAGATGGTGTTTAGCAGAACGATTAATGCCGATGTATGGCAAAGCCTCACCAACGCAAATTGGTTTAATTCAGAATTACGCAGCACAGTCTAAAAGCACTATTAAACGTACCAATATGAAGCCGGTACAGAATGCAAGGTTTGCTGATGCGTTATTAAGTAGTAGACAGAAAGATAGCGGTTGGATACTTTCGGGGGGTTTCTTTCGTTAGAGGTTTTATTATGTTATACTGTAATTGGTTATTTAATAGGAGAACCAATTATGGACAAGAAAGCAAAAAACGCAGAATATCAAAGAAATTATTACAACAGAAAAAAATTAGGAATTAAAGCAAATAACCCTGGCAGATTAGCAAATACTCCTGAAACACTTTGGAGTAAAGTGGATAAAAAAAGTGATGAAGAATGTTGGGAATGGAAAGGTTTTAAAAACGATGATGGTTATGGCAGAACGTGGATTAACGATAAAGGATATTATGCTCATCGAGTTATTTACTCGTTGGCTTATCCAAACACGATTAGCCTTAACGCACCTAAATCAACTGATGAAAGTGGTTTTCTCTTACATACTTGCGATAACCCTTCTTGTTGCAATCCAAAACATTTATTTGTTGGCACTCATCGTGACAATATGCTTGATAAAGTTGCAAAAGGTAGAAGCGCTGATTTTTCGCAAGACAAAGGACCTCGTTGCAAACTTTCAATGTTACAGGCAAGGGAAGCCAGATTACTTAGGAAGAATGGTATGAGTGCAAGAGAATTGGCTATTAAATTTGAAATAAGCCTAGCAAGCATGAAAACTTTATTGCGTGGCGATTCTTATAAGGAATCTAAGTAATGGCAGATTTTGGCTTTGTTGGCCCTTCCTATGTTGCACCATCGATTTATGTCAATGGCGAAGATTGCATCAATTTTCGTACAGAAATAGATATC